ACAGTTTACAGAGGTATGTGATCTTAGTGATGCATCGATAGGTGATTGTAGTGAACTCATCGATAGGGACTGCTCCAACATCAATCTTAACGAGATCAGTCGGATTAGCGTTGTAAACAGCTGAAGTCCCAGGGTTATCAGCCAAATCTTTAACTCCGAGAACAGGAGCTATTTTAGCGTATTTATGGACTGTCACAATGTCGTGTCCACCAGACCAATAGCCGAGCTTCTTGGTGGTGATGTCTTTGCGTTCGAGAACCTCTGCGAGAGTAGAGGGCGTAGACGAAGCTGAAGGTCGAATACCAACCCAGACAATTGCTCGTTGAGACAAAGTGTCACTGCCCGTTGCAAAGAGCGTCGCAGATACTTTGACGCCATGAACGACGTAATTCCTATAAGGAGCTACAGTGTTGTCCGCGCCACAAAGAGTGTCGAAATACCGAGGCTGAATACCAATACCAGTAGCATCAGGATCATACAGAGAGTTGCCATTGAAGGTTTGAACTGCAGGATCCCCATTGGTGCAAGTGAAGAGCGTATTTAACGTATAGGTGAATTGGGTATACAACTGACGTGCAAACGGAGACCCGGAAGCAACCATGGTACGAGAGGGGCGCTTGAAGCTGTTTTTACGGGATCGAACCCGACGGCGACCCGCCTTGCGGCGGCGGTTGACTTTGACGCGCGTCGACTTACGACGAATTGTTGGCATGGCTGCATATATTAATATGCGAAAAATATTATTTATTAATAATTAATTTTTGATTCAAACAATTGTGGTACTAGAGTATACTTAACAACAAAATGCTCCAAGCTGCTCCAGAGGAGGAAACCGGTAATACTAAATCGGTTTCCAAAAATGAGGCCAAAGCATGGTTCTTTACATGGAACAACTACCCAGTAGACGCGCGTGACGCGTTGCTCCAACTGTGCCAAGAGAGATGCACATCGTGGGCGTTCCAAAGTGAAGTGGGAAAGGAGGGTACCCCACATATTCAAGGCATGTTCGTTCTGAAGAAGAAAGCCAGGTGGTCTGCGTTTAAACTACCGAAAGAAATACACTGGGAAGTCTCAAGAGATCCGGCGATCGCAGCAGGTTACTGCACCAAAGACGAAACGCATGACGGATCCATAAGAGAAGTATTCCCCAGACCGAAAGTTGTATTGAAGAACCCAATCAAAGGCGAATTGAAACAATGGCAAAAAGACTTAGAAAGCTTATACCATACTGAGCCAGACGATCGTACCATTCATTGGTACTGGGAGTCAAAAGGCGGTGTTGGAAAAAGTAGTTTCATGAAGTATATGAAGATAAGATATCCTGATCACGTAATTGGAATTACTTGCACTAAAAGCGCTGATATCGTAACGATCGCTCATGAAGACTGGACATATTACATATTTGATTTCCCACGTAGTAACGAAGGATTTTTCCCTTGGAACGCCCTTGAACAAATTAAAAATGGATACGTCTGTGATGGTAAACTGAAGAAGAAAGTAGATATTACAATAATGAACCCCCCGCATGTAGTGTGCTTTGCGAACTGCCCCCCTGATCTTGAAAAAATGTCGAGCGACCGATGGAATGTTCGAGAGATTGATTAATTGAGTTACACGTTATTGCTGTAGGTTGTGAGTCCGCTCGAGATACCCCGCCGGGCTGAATACTGCGGGGATTTACAAGGGGGCGTTTTTTGTTTTTTGAATGATCGCAGTTTTCTAGATGCGACTATAATAGTAATGATACCCCGCCGCTCGCTCACGCTCGCTTAGACACGGAGGTCGGCGGTGGGTCCCAATTTCCCACTGCGAAAAAAAAAAAAAAAAGTTTGTTCCTCGTGTGTGTCCGGGATGCGGGTCCCTCGCTCACTTCGTTCGCTTGCCCGCCCCCGGACACCCACGTGAAACAAAAAAAAAATGTGGGGCTTCGCCCATAGAATAAACAATTTTTTTATTTGTTTCAACTAGTTTAGCTGTCGGAGACATCATTCAAGGAGAACAGTTTACAGAGGTATGTGATCTTAGTGATGCATCGATAGGTGATTGTAGTGAACTCATCGATAGGGACTGCTCCAACATCAATCTTAACGAGATCAGTCGGATTAGCGTTGTAAACAGC